AAATATTCAGGAAACAAATTATTTGATGCTTTTAACCAAGCAAAATCAATTTGGAATTTAGCTTACGATAACGTGAACATTACTCTCAGAAAAAACAAAAACAATGTAGGTTATGGTAAGGGTTACTTATTTTATCATAGAAAGTTAGACGACAAAATTTTGGTTTGGGAATATGATATCAAAAAAATAAAAGGAGACGATGTGAATAGTAAAACATACCTTAGTTTAATTTTTGAAGATTCTCCTGTAGATTTAACTTTGCCAACAATTCTTGATAACTTTTCAACATGGAATACTAAACCATATTATCAAGAACTCCCTGTATTTGAGATGAAAAATACCCAAGACTTTCCAATGGAAGCTACATTAATTCCGATTGTTAAGAGAAAAATAATGGCTTATGTTTATCAAGTTGTTAACTTCGAAAAGATAAAAAACTTTGACTCTGAAATATAATTCAATTATATTTTAGTATGGGATTCAATAAAAGATTTGTTGTTTTAGAACATTGTATTAAAGCATTGGAGAACAATGACTTAAAAAGTTATTACGGTAAAAGTGATACGTTAGTATTTGAAGATGAAATGTCTTCAAAAATTTATAAACTCTACTGTGAAGGAAAAAGTGAATCAGAAATTTTATTAATTATAAATCAAAACATGGAGGAAAAAACCTATGAAGTGCATTAAATCAATCAAAACACTAAAGAACACAGAGATTGGAGAAATCTTAAGAATCGATGATGTAGAAGCAGAATCTAAAGTTAAAACGGGTTACTGGTCTTACATTTCGAAATCTGAATGGAAGTTATCAAGAGGTAAGAAAGTTGTTGAAAAAACAACTGAAGAAGTAACCACTCAATCAACCGAGCAAGTAGATAAGAAACCATATAAAAAAGGCTCTAAACCTGAGAAAAAATCAAAATAATTTTGAAAAAGTTTTTACGTAAAATTGATTGGTGTATAGATTACTATTTTGTATGGATGTTATACAATGGTAATAACACTCATCGTTACATAGAATACATGGAAAAAAAGTGGGGAGATGATAATAAATAAATTAATTCGAGAAAGTGACTCTTGGGTGAATAACCCGATTGACCCAAAGGATTTCGAAGAGCTTAATTCTACAATAAATTTATCCCAAGAACATAAAATTATTTTGTGGCTTTGGAAAAAATGTGGAACATCTCACATGTCAAAAATCATGAATAAATATGGTTTTAAGTATTATAGAATTGAGGGGTGTAGTTTAAATTTACTTAATAATCATGTAGTTCAAAAACATTATTGTAATCTGTTTCATGGTCATGAGAATTATAAAATTTTAGCTGCTGTTAGAAATCCCTACTCAAGATTTTTTTCTGAGTTTACGTTCAACAGAAAACCTGAAGAATTTATTCATAACGATATAAATAAAGAAAAATTTAGACTCTCGATTTATCAGTCAACAGTATACTCTGATATCATTTCAAACGAGTGTGTAGATTTTTCTCAAAGGATTCCTGACTATTTTGTTAGATTAGAAAATTTATATGAGGATTATAGTAAAATCCCTTTCATTCTTGAAAGTGAATATTTCAAAAGTGGCGAATTGAAAAATGATGTTAACATAAAAGTCAATGTATCGAATGAAGATGAAAATCTTTGGAAAAGATTTTATACTCAAGAAATTGCTGATATGATATATTATAGAATGCCAAGATATTTTGAATTGTTTAGATATGATAAAAATTCGTGGAAACATGAATAACTTAGAAAATAAAAAAGAAACGGTAAATGAGCCTGTTCACTATGGTGGTGTGTTTAACATTGATGGTGATGACCTCAGAGATTATATGAAAAAAAAGTGGGAAAATGGTGCTAGATAAGCTAATTCGAGAAAATAATACTATTTTTAAAACCAATACTTTAGACCCTGAGGTCATTGAGCGTATGAAATCTATTGTTAATGTGTCTCAGAAACATAAAACTATTTTGTGGCTTTGGAAAAAGTGTGGTTCAACCCACATGACTAAAATCATGAACAAGTATGATTTCAAATACTATAAAGTTGAGAATGATAATTTAACTTTAATTGCAAATGAGATTGGAAAAAATCACAGTTGTAACTTATTCGTTGGACACGAAAATTTCAAAATTGTATCTGCCGTTAGAAATCCATATACAAGATTTTTTTCCGATTATACATTCAATAGACTACCTCAAGAATTCACTTACACCGAAAAAAATAAGGAAAATTTTCGGATACACATTTATAAAATAATTATGAATTCAGAATTATTTTATGATAGCTGTATAGATTTTACTGAGAGGGTTCCCGATTATCCTGTCAGATTAGAAAATTTATACGAGGATTATAGTAAAATCCCCTTCATTGTTGAAAGTGACTATTTCAAAAGTGGAGAATTGAAAGAAGATGTTAATAAAAAAATAAATGTTTCGAATGAGGATGAGAATCTTTGGAGAAAATTTTATACTCAAGAAATAGCTGACATAATCTATTATAGAATGCCAAGATATTTTGAATTATTTGGATATGATAAAAATTCGTGGAAATATGAATAATACAGAAAATAAAAAAGAGATGGTAAATGGACCTGCTCACTATGGTGGAGTAGATAACCCATACGAAGTGATTAAAGTATGTGAAGCGTGGGGATTAGATTATGATGCCTACTTATTCAACGTAGTCAAGTATGTTGCAAGGGCGGGCAAGAAAGATGATACCAAAGAATTAGAGGATTTGAAAAAAGCGGCATTTTACTTGGATAGAAAAATTAAAAACTTAGAAAAATGATAATTTGGTTAACTGGACAACCTGGCTCAGGTAAGACAACTATTTGTAAAAGAATCCTTTGGGATAAACCAGGTGTATTCCACATTGATGGTGATGACCTCAGAGATTTATTCGAGAATAAAGATTATTCTGAAACAGGAAGAAGAAAAAACATCGAACTTGCACAACAAATTGCACAATATCTTCATAAAAAAGGGAGTGATGTTGTGGTTTCCTTGGTCTCCCCCTACAAAGACCAAAGAGATATGTTCAAAGAAAAGATGGGGGATAATCTAGTTGAGGTTTATATTCATACGACTGACGTAAGAGGTAGAGAAGACTTCTTCGTTAAAGAATATGAAGCACCAACAGAAAAATATCTCAGTATTGACACAACAAATGAAAGTGTTGAGGAATCAACAAAAAAAGTATTAGATTATGCAAAAAATTCACGTTGAGGGTGACCCCAAACTCAAAAACACAGGGGCAAAACAATATTCAATGTTTATCGGAAGATGGCAACCGTGGCATTCTGGTCATAGATGGTTAATTGACCAAAGGTTAAATCAAGGTAAAAATGTTTTGATTTGTATTAGAGACATAGCTCCTGATGAAAAAAATCCATTCACGGCTCAACAAGTTTATGAAAATATTCTTTTTAAGTTATCGGATTTAATAATTGAGGAAAGAATTAAGGTCCAAGTTATCCCTGATATAGAATCAGTAAACTTTGGTAGAGGTGTTGGTTATGATATCATTGAACATATACCACCACAAGAAGTTAGTGAAATATCTGCAACTAAAATAAGAGAACAATTAAAACAAGAAGGAAAATTATAATGGAGAATTACATCGGAAAGGTTATTAGCGGGGATTGTATTAAAGTAATGGCTGAAATGCCTGAGGCTTCAGTTGATTTGATAGTGACATCACCACCTTACGGTGTGGGTATTGCATACGATTCATTCAATGATGATATAGAATTTGAACAGTATAAAGTGTTCAGTGCCAGTTGGTTAAGAGAGGCTTATAGAGTATTAAAAGACGATGGAAGAATTGCATTAAACATTCCATATGAAATCAATAGACAAGACAAAGGTGGAAGAATATTAATGGTTTCTGAATTATGGCAAATAATGAAGAACATAGGTTATAAGTTTTATGGTATTGTGGATTTGGAAGAAGATTCTCCACATAGAAGTAAGACAACTGCTTGGGGTTCATGGATGTCTCCATCTGCACCTTATATCTACAACCCAAAAGAATGTGTGTTGTTGGCGTATAAAAAGACTCACATTAAGAAAGTTAAAGGAGAACCTGAGTGGGTTGGTGAGATTATAGATGTTGCTCAAGAGGATGGAACAACCAAAAAGAAGACAGTATATCAAGACGAACATAAAAAAGAGTTCATGGATTTGGTATATGGTCAGTGGGATTATTTTGCAGATACAAAGCAAATGACAAAGGCAACCTTCTCAATGGATATTCCAATGAAGGCAATTAAAATCCTAACTTATAGGAACGATATTGTCCTCGACCCATTCACAGGAAGTGGAACTAGTATATGTGCTGCTGAGATTAGTGGAAGAAGATGGATTGGGATTGAATTAAGTGAGAACTACTCGAAAGTTGCTAAAGATAGAGTTCAACTTTTTGTTGACAAAAAGAAACAAACGAAATTAAATTTTCAAGAAGGGGTTAATTAACCCCTTTTTTTATTGTCAACATATTTATATAGAAACAATCTGATGAAAGAGGAATTAATAAAAAAATTGATGCAGATTCAAATCCAATGGAAATTTTTACATTGGCAGACATTTGGAGATGCTAAACATAGACTTTATGGTGAGATTTATGATGGTTTAGGAGACCTCATCGATGAGTTTACGGAAACTATGATGGGTAAATACGGTAGACCTGAGTTCGAGCCTGAATTTGGTTTGATGTTTCAAGATATTTCTTCAATTAGTATTCAAAACTTTATGGACGGGATTACAGAGTTCTTAGTAGGAATGAGTGACGAATTAGATGGAAGATATGATACTGACCTTTTAAATCTAAGAGATGAGATGTTGGGCTTAATAAATAAATCAAAATACTTACTAACTTTAAAATATTAATATGGGAAAAGTAATCAGACTCACTGAAGCTGACTTAACTAAAATTGTTAAGAGAGTTATCAAAGAAGAAAGTGAGGAAAGAAAATTGACAAGGGCTGTTCAAAAATTCTTGAACGATGTCATGAATGCAGGATTGGAGGTTGATGGACTGACTGGTCCAAACTCACAAACTGAAAAGGCTATTATGAAACTTCAGAGTATGTTGGGAGTTTATCCAACAGATGGAAAATGGGGTAAAAATACAGAGGATGCATTAGAAAAGAAAAAACCTACTTGGTATAAAAAATGGGATGATGATTACAGACCAGGTTGGTTCTCATTTTAAATGAAGAAATTAATTAAGGAGACGGGTATAAGAGACATTTCGGCTTTGAGGAAGAGATATCCCAAGGCCGAAATCTATTTTCACCAAGACTTGGATGGTGTTACCACAGCAATCGCAATGAAGAAATACCTTGAAAACAATGGTATTGATGTTGTAGGGGCTCATATCATACAATACGGTGATAAAGAATTCGCTGTCAAGAAGAATGATGCGGAAGGTGATGTGATGCCAGTTCTTGTTGATTTTGCACACGGAAAACCGATGTTCAAAATTCATACAGACCACCACGACAAACAAGTTGGTGCTGAGAAAGGAACATCAAAATCATTCAGACAAGCCCGTTCAAATGTTGAAACAATATCACAAGTTGTTTCACCTAAAGATTTATTTCCAAGCTCAGATATCTTGTTAATCAATACTGTGGATTCTGCGGATTTTGCTAAACATGGTATTGCACCTGAAGAAGTTGTAAACTATCTTTATAGATTTGATAAAGAAACTTCATTACAAAAGAATAAACTTCTTTTGGGTTTTGTTATCAACAAACTATTATTGGCATTCAAAAACAAACCAGGGTTTTTAGAAAGTTTAGTTATGGATTCAGAACCATCACTACTTTCAATCTTAACGAATATCAAATCTTGGATGAAAGCCGCAAATTCACCTAAACCACAAGAATTACAAAAAAATGCAGAAGAATACGCGAAAGCAATGAAAGACTTTCCAAAAGTCAGCGACAATATTATTTTCCAATACGGTGGGGGTAGTATGTTTAAACCTGGGTCATATGATAGGTATACCCCATTTAGAAATAATCCTAACGCAGACTTTCTTATCATGGCTTGGCCGCTTGGACTATTACAAGTTTCTTGTAATCCGTTCAAAAAGGAGAGGGAGCTTAAAGGTGTTAACCTCGGGGAAATTGCCCAAGAAGTTCTTGGGAAGTGGGAATCTCAACTCAAAGAAAAGAAAATACCGTTATCGACTATTAAATGGATTAGCGAAACTTCAGTCGGTCCCGAAAGTGTGGGGTTCACGTTT